GGTGATGGCCTGCCACGTAGCGATGGCTTGCTGAGACGCCGAGAGGACAGATCCGATCAGCGCTCCAGACGAAGCGGTCTTAGCCCAGCGGCCGATCATCAGTTGCGTCGGCTGCGGCTGCTGCTCGAACCACAGTACTGCGGCGAGATACTCGGGGGCCGTCGTGCCGAAGTCTGTTGCCACCGCACCAATCGTCGAATACGTGCGCAAGCGCTGGACCGTATCGATGACGTTAGACGAGCCGAGAATGAGCAGGTTCGTCAGGTTCTGAGACTGCGCGGCCTGCGGCGTCAAGTTGACCGATACGTTGATAAGCCGGCTGACCGGCAGGGAGTTTGCCATTTTTGCGTCCCAATTAAAAAAGCCCGCGCAATGGCGGGCTCAGTGCGGGCAAGAAAAGGATTACTGCGAAACGGTGATTGGGATGTTGTTGTAGCTGCTCTCGTCGGTTTCCACCGTGAGCTGACCCGACAGGATGTTCAGGACCGGATAGACGTACTCGATCGCACGGCGGAATCGAATCGTCACGTCGACTCGATAAATCCACCGCTCTTTGACGAAGTCGGGGACAGTTTTAACGTCTCCCACGTCGATCAAACCGAAGGCGTTCTGCTGCAATGTTTCGCGGTTCTGTGAGACCGACAGTCCTTCGCGAAGATACGAGGCATATTGGTCAGCGTCAGGACCATAGAACGAACACAGAACCTCGAGGATTTCTTGGCGGTAGACCGTATCGCTCCCGTTGCCAGTCGGGCTATGGATCTCCGAAGCGAACGTATCCGCCTTGCGATCGATGATCCCGATCGCCGCCCAATCAACGCCGAATGCCGGGATGTTCGGCGGCTCAGCCTGCCATCGTGGGCGGACCATATTTCCCGGTAGCCCCGTGATGCCGACTACGATACCCTGCAAAAACCGGTTGAGCGCCTGTCCCTCGAGCGGCGCTGGACTGGCCGCAGGCGATAGATAGCCGCCAGTTGACGAGTCTTTCGGCATGATCAGGGAGACGGAGGGTTATCGGTCAGGTCGATCGATTTGGCGATGGCCTGGATAAATCCTGGGCCGTGTTGGCTGTAGTCGTCGATGGAGACGACCACATAGTTGTCCGCGTTCACACCACCGTTGCTGATCGGCCATTGCACGATGTCTGGCTGGAACCCCGTTACCTCACCCTGCAGCATGAACAGCGTGACGATGCTGATGTGCTTTCCTTGACGTTGATCTTCGGGCAACCGCTCAAGGTCATTACTCCCGGCGGACTGCACCGTTCCATAGCAGGGAGTGATCGTCGTGGTATTCACGGTCGATTCGCCGAACCCATTGACCGTTTCAGCGCGCCTCAGAACCGTGAACTGATCAGCAAGCATTGGACTGGCGATCGCGAGAGAAACATCGATGAGCGGCATATCACTTATTCTTTCGGCGAATCACGTATTGGATGTGGTTCTGCAAGTTACCGGTATCGACCAACGTCGTCGTGCGCGTCACGCCGCGGCGCCGCCTGTTCTCCAGCGTGCTTTCCTTTAGCTTCGGCGGAACATTGCTTGACATTTTCTGCTTCACCGATGCCTGAGCGATGAGACCGGCAGCATGGAAATTCCGATCCGCGCCTGCCTCGTCGCCATTCAGCGCGCGCGCTCCTGCTTTGCCGATCTGATCCGTCGATCGGTCGAGAGAATCCTCGACGCCCGGGACCAGGAAGGGCCTTGCCGGGATGTTTGCTGCGGGCGAGCCTTTCTCAAGGATGTAACCAATGGCTGCGTTGTTGATCGGCGCGCGCGTGCCGTCATCTTCGATCCGATCCGCATCCTCGGCTGGAATCCCTACCAGCACGCGGGTTCCGGCGAGCTTTTGGACGATTCGAGCGAATGCCGCGGTGTTATCGCGAGTCTTGCGTGCGCCAGAAGCCATCTTCAGAAATTGCTGAATCCGGGGAACACATCCGGGCCCTGCCACGCAAAGCCGCCGAGCGGGTTCGGGTCATAGCCAATCCCGACTTGAATCGGCCCGGCTCCGAACATGCGGGCGAAGCGCAGAAAGCGGCTTCCGTACGTAGTCAAGTTCCAATTTCCCCCATCCAGCTCGAGGGAGTTCCCGGTGTCGTACGACAGGCTCGCCTTATCCACCGACTCCGCGCTGACGACACCTCTTGATAGCCCCGGCAATCCGCCAGCTGCGATCCCGCGCATCGCGAGCGCGTCGAGAACGGCATTGTGCGCAACGAAGAGCTCGATGCCCACCGATAGCATGTCTCCCCATCGACACGGGTCCAACATCATGCCAGCCACGTTGAACCAGAAGTTCAGCACCGCGTCGGGGAACGTCGTAGTGTTGGCGAACTCTGGGAAGTCGGAGCGCAATGGTATTGCCGTCGGTGCGTAGACCGCAGACGTCGCGGTGTTGTTGCCGGTGTCCGTTACCTTTGCCGTGAACGAGTGCTGCCCGGCAGCAAGATTCGACACTGCCTGTTGCCACGGTGAAGCTGTTACCGTCCCGATCGAATTCGATCCGTCGAGGAATTGAACGTTCGAAACCGTATCCGGCGCTTGAGTCTGCGGATTGGCTGTGAGCGTGATCGTACAGCCGGCAACGAAGTAATTCGCTGTCGGCGACGTGATCGAAACGGACGGATTCATGGATTACTCTTCGACGGGATCGCCGCTGGCTCGATCCCACAACTTTCGATTGCGAGCGTTGATTTCGGCCAACGTCACTTCGTTCGGAACGATGGACGTGGCTTCGTCTCGATTCTCGCGCTGCACGCTGAAGGCGATCGCCTCGGCTTGCTTTTGCGGCTTTCCGGCTTTCACTTCCGTCGCGATATTCTCGTGGAGCGCCTTCTCCGACGAGCTCTGAACGAGGGGCATGATGCCTCCTTACTTCGCTGGCTTGGCCGACGGCTTCTTCTCCGGCTCATAGATCGATACACCGTGAGCTTTGGCGTACCAATGCGTGGCCACGCTTTCAGGGAGTTCCTGAATGCCAGCCTTCACTTCGACCTTCGTATGGTCATCCATCGTCAGCGTGAAGCCGCGGGGAGAAACGGCCGTCACGACCTTTTCGCCATCCTTCACAACATCTAGGGCGGATTTCTTTTCGTTCACGCCGGTTTGATTCAAAAGCTTCTCAGGTTCGCTCATGCGAATCTCCGATGTGCCCCAGCCGAAGCTGGGGCGAGTCCTCAGATACCGTCGCGGTAGGCGATCGTTTCGGGATAGACGATCTCAAGCACGCCGAGACGTCCGAAGTACGTCGACTTGTGATAGATCGAGTCGTACTGGACTGGCGTGCGTTGGAGCAGCGTCATCGGGAAACGAACCCGATCCTTTTCCTTCGTATAGGCGATCATGCGGTCGACCGTGCCAGCCGTGCCGAGAGTGCCACCCACGCCTGCGCCAGCAAGCCATTTCATCGGGAAGATGTTGAGCTTGCCGCGGCCCGACGTCGTCAGGATGTTGTTATCGAGCACGTACTTCAGAATCGACACGTTACCGGCATTCGAGACCTTGGCCGTTGCGATCAGTCCGAACTGAATCGGCGGCAATCCGACGTGCGACGGCATCACTGCATAACCCGCAGTCGTCCATGCCGACACCAGCATCTCGTTGAAGTCAGCCAGAATTTCATCGGCCGTTTTCTGGTTCCATTTCGTGGAACCGGCCGCTCCAGCGGCAACGTTCGAAACGTTCGTCACCTTGTCCGAACCCGAGCGTCCGTCCGAGTTCACAAGCCCGTAAAAGCCGAGGCTTGTGTCGCCAACGTACACTTGCTCGTCGATGTCCATCTGGTGCTTCAACTGCATGCCATCGAACTTTTGCTGGTCGATCGGACGGCCAATCTTCGCGGCCGACTCCAACTCGAGCACGGTGTATTTCAACTCCATGCCCCACGGCGTGAGCGGCTGCGTAACCTTGCCGATATCCACGCCGACACCGGTCACCTGGTTGGTGTTCTTACCCATCCAGGCCTTGCCGTTGCCGATACCTTGGCCAGCGCCGAGGCCACCAGCCGAACCGTAGGTCGACACGGTGTAGCTCGACACCTCGTCTGCGATCGTCACATCCTCGCGCAAGTCGATGTCACGACCCCACGTCACCGCGGCGAGCGGCTCGTGCAGCGTCATGTCCAGCCGCTCAAGTTCGCCGACCATGAACGCGCCAGTCGAGTCGACCGTGCGGTAGCGGCCGCCAGCGACATTGGCGAGGCCATCATGCGTTTGGAACCGACCGCCCAGCGAACGGCCGAGCATATTCCCCGCATCGTCCATTGTGCGGAAGCCCTGATCGTACGTCAGCATGTCGCGCGCTTTCATGCGTCCCGCAAAACGCGGACCGAGAGCGCTATCCACGGCCGAACGCATTG